AGTGTCGATCACGCCCACATCGAAGATGTTGGCGGCCACTAGGTTCGGAAATGCCTCTTCGATGATCGCCCGTGATACGCTGTAAGGCAGGTTCAGATCGGTCGTCAGCTCAGCCTCTTCCAGTATCTGGCTCTCGACCATCAACTGCCGTTGATATAACAAATCGAAGCGCTCCAACAATTGCTGGGTATAGACGCTTGCCGGACTATCAGCATGTTCCTGCATGGCGCTCTTGGCACGGTTCTCATGCTTGCGGACCGATTCACTGAGTTCAAACGACGCCCGTGCAAACTCAGGCGTGCCGGTCTCGTTCTCCAGCACATCGCCGATCATCTTGATGCTCTTGGACTTCTGATCGAAGCCCATGCCCTTCAATACACCGGCTGCGGCCAATTGGCTGTACTCTTTCCGTTTCGATTCGGTGAATTGCTTCACCGCTTCAACGCTGGTGAGACCAGCTTCTGTGATCGATGTAACGAACATCTCATTCAGCTTCTTGCCAAACGGGAGATCCTTCGTCGTATCGGTGATCGCCGCATCCACCGCAGTCTTGGCCTGCATCGCATCGTAGAGCTTGGCTTTGTCCGCATTCGCCTTCACGGCCTCGATGATGTTTGCATTGGCATCGATGCCCAGCGCAGCACGCATGGACTCATCGAGCCTCTTCAGCTGCTTTTCATTCAGCGCTTCCAGCTGCGCTTCGGTCATACCCTTGCCAAACAATTCAGGGTGTTCAGCAAGCAACTTTTTTAATTGTTCCAACAATTCGTTCATGTCATCCTCCATAGATGATTGAGATTCAAATAATTCGGCAGCATTCTCGAACGACGGTTCCAGCACCAGGTCAAAGCCGGTGATATGCAGCTCCGCCACTTCGAAAATTTTGTCTTCGCCCTTTCCAACGTTCTTGCCTTCACCATAGCCACGCATCGAAACGCCAGGCATCACGCCGCTTTCCATAAGGGTCAGGATGTCCTTGCCTTTGCTGGTCTCGACCACGCTCCCCACCAGGTTCACGTGTTCACCGTTGAACGAAACTTCATCCCACTTCGTCACGGTTTCCAGTAAATTCGGACGCCCACCTTTGTCAGACGGATGTTCTGCCTCGCCAAGTACCTGAATGGCTCGGCCCTGTCCTGCGCTCTCATGCAGATGGCCACTTAACTCCTCGACCGCTGACTTGAGCACAGCACTGGGATATCGGCGTTTGTTGCCATTGACAACATCAGCCGTCATTGCACCATCAATCCGGATCCTGCGCGGCTTCCCCTCCTGTGCTTCTTCCAGAACAGCCACAACCTCGATCCGCTCCTCGATCCGCTGCCCCTTCTTCCGCTTTCCGCCTTCTGCTTTCTGCCCTCCGCTTTCTGCCTTCTGCCCTCCGCTTTCTGCCTTCTGCCCTCCGCTTTCTGCATTTTTCCCTTCACTAACCCCTGCCCCCTGTCCCCTATCAACCGTCTGCGGTTGGTACGCCAGCTCAACGATCTCCCACTCATCGCGCGCAGCAAACGTATATGTAGGGGCAGGGTCATCCTGCCCACTTTGCGAATAAGTAACCTTCCAATATTCATCGGTCTTCAACACACTCGGAGAACTCCAATCAGAAACGATCACATGATCGGAGAAGATTTCGTTGATATAAAAACCCCCCATCCCATCGCTGGGGAACTGCTTCCTGAAAGCATCCCTGATCAACTGCATCGTGTAATCCAGCGACCCCTTCACCAGCTCCTCGAGCGGCTTGCCTTTTTTGATTTTCATATCACTCTCCTTGCATTTACCTTAGCGTTCATCGTCTTGATATTCCGGCCGCGATGCCCATCTGGTTCTGGCAGGGCAATCGTGGGGCCAAAAGAATAAAAAGAAATTCAGTATCACATCTGCCCAAAACTTTCTCAACATTTCACTCACCAATTACCCTGACCTGGTACTTGGAACATGGAACTTGACACCTCGAACATTTCTTCAGCGCTCACCACCACCGCCTCCGCACTCGCACTCTTCTGATTGCCTCCATCGCCGGCGATCATCTCCACACCGCCGCTGACGGAATCCACATCGTCATCGTGACGGCCCTTCGGGAACGCGGTCACCTCACGAATGAAATCCAAATTCCACGGCCCGCGTATTAATTTCACATGGCCCATCTTCGCCCGCAGCTGCCAGGGCCTGGCTCTCTCCACTTTATCCCCCTCCGCATCCACGGCACGGATCTTGACCTTCACAAGATCCCTATCCTTCAGGAACTGTCTGACGACCAGCCGTTGGAAGTTATTGCTCTCGATGCCCCATTCAACGCCCTCTTCATTATCCGAAAGCATCGCCGTTTTCACCTGCGGTAAAAACTCATCCAGGTTGTGGACCTTGATACGGTCCCGCAAAAGCAGGTCGCCCGTTTCCTCGTCGATGGCCACTGCGATCGTCGAATTCCAATCGCTCGTCTCGCTCTCGCCCAGCGCCAGATCGACATAGCGATACCACTGTAAATCTTTGGGCGCTTTCTCGATGATCGGGAAATCCTTGTCATCGAAGAATTCGCCCTGAGCCAGGCGTGGCAGCTGCTGGAACAACGCTTCGAAGTCATAATCCAGCATGTTCGAACGCGTGTTTGCGATCTTCTTCTCGCCCGATCGTTCTGGCCACAGCGCTTCACCTGGCTTCCGCCCCAGCGGATCGCCACTCATCGGGACATAGATCCCGCGTAATAAATTCTCTCTGTACTCTGCCTCGTCCCTGGGATATTGATCTTCCTCCAGAGCAAGCGCAGGCAAAAACACAACCGTCCACTGATCAGACTCTGGATCGCTCACCATCTGCGTCAGCAGTTGCCCAACGAGATCTTCCTGGTCCCATCTCGTGTGCATGATGATGATCGCCGCACCTGGTGTATTCGCAACGCGTGGATAAACCACCGACCGGTACCAGCTCATCACCTTCCTTCGATACGTGTCGCTCTCTGCATCTTCACGCGATTTGAATGGATCATCGATCACGACCAGGTTCGCCGGCCGCCCGGTAATACCACCGCCCACGCCGGCTGCAAACACTGAGCCTCGATGATCTTTTAAATTCCACGAGACCACCGACCGGCTTTCCATGCTCAATTCGACCGGCTCATCCACCGCGGAGCGCTTGCCAAAGAGATTGGCATACGCATCACTCCCAACATAATTACGCGTGATGCGGCTGTTCTCGGTAGCCAGGTCTGCACCGTACGAAGTCAGAATGATCCGCGAATCTGGCAGATCTCCCAGAAGCCATGAAGGGAACAACCGGCTCGCCTGTTCCGTCTTGCCATATTGCGGAGGTTCACAGATGATGAGTCTCCCTATCCCCTTTTGTCCCTTGCTCTCTATGAACTCTTTCACCTGCTCCAGATACTCGGCCAGGAAGATATGATGCCTGGCAGGCTGGTACCACGGAGCCACGTATTTGCTGTAGTCGATTAAGTGACGACGCGCTAATGTGCGTCTCGCTCGTTCAGCTTTTGCCTGTGCGGGTTTCCCGAAGGGTGCAATGTCAGGAGTTGCCATCATCCTCTTCCTCAGCGTGATGCTTATGTTCGCGTGCTGTGCCAGCCATCTCCTGGATGCGTCGCAGCTCATCATCAGACAGATCTTCGAGATCATCGGGATCGCTGTTGATCAACCGCTTCGCCATCTCCGCCGTGATCTTCGAAGACGGTGTGTAAACTCCTGCCATCTCGAACATCAATTTGCGGTCCTGGTGCCCCTTGTAATCCGACTCGCTCGCAACATCCACCATCGCGTTCAGCGCATCCGGAAGAGCATCGAAAATGATCGCTCCCTGCAGCATGGAAATAGTCTCATCGATCGTGGGGTTCTTCTTCCGCCAGGTCGCGATGGTCCGGTCTGATGTCAATCCCAGGCACTTTACTGCCAGCTCGTCCTGGGTGTCTGGCCAGCGATACTTCTTTGGTTGTGCAGCCCAGGCGATATAAACCGCAACTCTCCACTTCCAGCCGCCCTCCACCAGACGTTTATATAGCTCCATCCAGCGCG